CCTGCACGAGCGCGATCGCGCCGGTGATCAGCGGCATCGCCGCGATGCCCGGCACCCCCGCCGCTTCCAGTCCCGCGCCCGCCGCGGACCCGAGCGCCGAGCGCGCGAGCACCGTCGCGCCCGCGGCCGGGGCCATCCCCTCCACGCGCGCCGCCGTGTCGCGGATGCTCTTCGCGATCTGGTCCCACCGGTCGATCACGCTCTTCAGCGTGGAGTCGATCCGGTCGAGCACCGTCTCAATCGAGCGCACGAAGTCGGTCGTGTTCCCGGCCACGCTCCCGAAGAGCCGGCCCATGATCGTCCAAACCTTCTCGAGGATGCCGCCGATCTTCTTCCCGAGGATCTGGAGCGTGCCGATGATCTGCGTCTTGTAGAGCAACAGGTACTTCACGACCGTCCCGAGCTCGTGCTTCACCGCGTTGAACGCGCTCTTGAAGAGGTTCGACTTGAAGATGTCGACCGTGTCCTGGATCGTGCTCGTGAGGCCCGCCCACGACGAGCCGAACGCGTCGGCCGCCGGCGCGAACTGTTGCAGCGCCGCCGAGAGCACCTCGATCCGCTTCGACGGGTCCATCGAGTTGAACTGCTCCGCCGTCTCCCGGATCGTGCCCGTCGCCTTCAGCATCGCCCACAGCCGGACGTGCGAACCCGCCCGCCCGCTCGCGAGCATCTGCGCCTCGCGCTGCGCCACGTCGAGCTGCACGCCGAGCGCGGTCGACGCCGACACGAGGTCGAGCGTCAGCTTCCGCGCGTACTCCATCGACTTGCCCGCGCCGAGCACCGCGCCGGACACCGCCCCGAAGATTTGCGCGAGCTGCTGCGTCGTCGCGACGCTCTTCACGGCATCGTTCTGCAGTTCGGCGAACATCCGCCCCGCGGACCGCTGCGCCTCGGCGAAGGGGATGTGCTGCACCGCCCCGATCACCGCCGACAGCGAGATCGCCGTCTGCTCGAGCTGCGCCTGGTACTCGATCGCGCCGTCCGTGAGCGCGTGGAAGACGCTCTCCCCCACGCGCAGGGCCGCGTACCCGGCCCCGAGCAGCCCGACGCCGCGGAGCACCGTGCCCAGCATCGACGAGTGCCCCTCGAGACCGCTGCCGATGCCCCGCAGCGCCCCGGACACGCTCTGGAGCTGCGACTGCGCGTTCCGGATGTTCTTCAGCCGGAGCTCGGCCTCGATCGCGTACTGCGACTTAGCGGTCACCGGACGAGCCTACCACCGACGGAAGGCGAACGCCCCGGCCGAAGCCAGGGCGCTCGCGTCTCGCCGGCCTAAGACGGCGAGGTGGTTCAGGTGCCGGTCGACGCGACGAGCTGCCACGCCGAGCCGTCCGCGATCAGCATCGCGGTCTGGTTCTGCGCGAGCGTCTTCCCCGCGACCGTGACCGTGTGCGACGCGTCGAGGTTGATGATCACGGACACCTTTCCCGCCGTCGTCGCGGCCGGCATGGTGACCGTCACGTTCCCGGACAGGCCGCTGTACTTCGTCACGACGTGGTTGCCCGTCGGGTTCCCCGCCGTGAGCGACTCCGGCGTCCACACCTCGATGCCGCCGTTCGTCACGCCGGCCGTCGCCGCCACCGCACCCGTCAACGTCGACGCTCCGGTGACCGCCAGCGTGCCGCCGACCGTCTCGTTCCGCGTCACCGCCAGGTCGCGCGCGATCGCCGTGTCGCCGGTCGCCGCGTCCACGGTGAACTTGTTCGTGTTGACCGTCAGGTTGCCGTCGACCTCCGCGGTCGCCGCGAACGTCGCGGCCCCCGTCACGTCGAGCGTGTCGTCGAGCGTCGTCGCGTCGGCCACGTCGAGCGTGCCCGTCACCGTCAGGTTGCCCGGCGTGGACGTCGAGAACGCCCCGGCCGCGATCAGGCCGTTCAAGAGCGCGTACGCGTTCGGCGCCACGCCCTCCTGCAACGCCCGTTGCACCTTGTAGGCCGCGAGCGCGTCGGCCATCGTGCCGGCATTGTAGAGCACGTGCACGAGGCCGGCCGCCTCCTGCTCTGCCGTGATGTCCGCCGAGTTGAGCAGGGTGCCGGCGACGATGGTGCCGCCCGGCTGCACGAAGTCCACGAGCACGATCTGAGTCGTCATGCGGCGAGCCTACATCACTTCGGCTGCGTCGGCGACTCCGCTCGCAGGATCTCCGCCACCTCTTCCGAGAGCCGGTCGAGGAACACCTTGTCCGTGTTCCACACCTCGCCCAGCGAGACGTGCGTGTAGCGCAGCAGGAACGCGATCTGTTTCAGGCGCCCCGCGGCCCGCTCGGTCAGCCCACCTCGAGCGAGCCCTGCGCTTTTCCCGCAGCGTCGTCCGAGAGGTGGGTCTGCAGGTTCTCGCTGAACATCTTCATCACGAGCATCCGCCCGCCCTCGCCGAGCAGCCCCCAGAGCATCTCGCGCTCGGCGTCGCCCAGCTTCTCGCCGTTGAACGCCGTCACGGAGAGGAAGGCGAGCTCGCGCTGCGTCCGGATCAGCATCGCCGTCGGATCCACCGCCGCGCCGCTCTTGCCGACCCCCAGCGCCCGCATGGCGCGCGCCTCCGCCTGCGACTCGATCGCCGGCGTCACGGACTGGAGCGTCAGCTTGAAGCTCTCCCGGAACGCCCCGGGGTGGCACGTCTCCGGGTCGACCTCGAAGGTCACGACCGTTCGCGGCAGCTCGAAGGTCGGCCCGTGCGGCGTCTCGCGCACCAGGTGTGTGATCGCGTCTTGGAACTTCGTCATGTTCGTCCTCCGGTCAGTGAGGGTGCCGCGTCGGATCCAAGGTCAGCGCCCGCGCGGCAACGCCACGCTGACCGAAGCGCAGAAGCGCACGCGCGCCGCCGCGCGGGCTCTCAGAGCGCGAAGATCGTCGGACGCTGCGAGCACTTCCACGGGAGCTTCCCCGAGATGTACTCGTCGCGGCCGCCGATGCTGTACTCCTGCGCGCCGAAGTAGAGGTCGCTGAACGTCAGCACGCGGACCTGCCCGTCGCGGAAGAGCAGGCGCAGCGTCAGCGTGAAGACGAGCGTCTGCGGAAGCCGGTCCTGCGCGCGCAGCACGATCCGGTCGACCAGATCGAAGACGTTCGGGTCTTGGATGTCGACCTCCATGTCCCCGTCGATGCCGTTGAAGATGTCGTCCTTCCGACCCGTGACCTCCCCGAGGTAGCCCTCCTCGAGCAGGTCCATGTCGTAGGTGAAGGACGCCGTCTTCAGCGCGGCTGTGAAGAACGTCTGCCCGCTCAGCGTGTCGGCCAGCGAGACGCTCGCCTCTTGGCCTCTAATCCTTTGCGGAAGTCCCATCGTCGTCTCCTCAGCTCGCCGTTACGACCACGGTCTCGCCCACCTGGAGCGAGAGCACGATGACACGCGCGCTCGGCAGCGTCTTGATCGCCTGCGCGAAGATGAAGGTGCCGGCGTCCGTGAGCGCCTGCGTCTGCTGGCTCTTCGCGTCGATGCTGTACGCGCTGATTCGCTGGTTGCTCGGGTTCGACTCCGAGAGCAGCCCCGCGAGGAACGCGTTCAGCGTGCCGAGGATGTCCGTGCGGAGCTGCTGCGTCGCGACCTTCTTGACGAAGGGCTTGATCCCGACCGCCTCGCTGTCCGCGATGTAGTCGAGCATCTTCAGGCGCGCGATCGTCGTGAGCCCCGACTCCGTGTTCATCGTCACGCCGTCGTCGAACTGCGGGCCGACCGTGTCGTCGACCACCGGCGGCGCGATGCCCGCGGCCTCGAGCGTCGCGTAGCTCGAGATGTCGAGGTCCGTCGGAACGTCCTCGACCGCGAAGAAGGGCGTCAGGAGGTCGGTCGCCTGGCCGGGGTTCGTCTCCGGCTGGAGGCACGCCATCACCGTCGCCATCGTCATGTCCGCGGGCACGGTGATGATGCCCGAGTCGGTGAAGCCGGCGCCCCCATTGAGCGCGCCCGTCTCCGCGATCTCCGGCACCTGCACCTGCCAGCCCGGGTAGGTGAAGATGCCGCGCCCGTTCTCCGGGTCCGGGTACTGATCCCGGTCCGTGAGCGCCTGCGCCTGCGAGAGCCCGAGGAACGCCGCGACGACCGGCTTGCGGCCTGCGAGCCCGCCCGACGTCGCCGTGATCGCGTTCGCGAGCACGTCGGCGCGGTGCGTGTTGGACGTGCGCGCCGAGACGGAGATGTTGGCCTTCTTCGCCTTCCCCTTCGGGGAGAGCGTCGCGTTCAGCGCCGCGAGGTAGGCCGCGTCCATCTGCGGCTCCGTCAGCGCCGCGGTCAGCGCGTTCGCGTTCGTGACCTCGACCTCGAAGTTCGTCGGCTGGTCCGTGACCGTCGTCACCGTGCCCGAGCTCGCGCCGACCGCCGTGCCGTCGTCGAGCGCCGGACGCACCTTCACGACGTGCGGGCCCGGGTTCGGCGAGTCGGCCGTGCCCTCGGCGATCGTGAGGGTCTGCATCGTGACCCACGTCGTGGTCCCGTCGGTGACGCGCGTGCCGGCGGGGATCGTGTCCGCCGCGTGCACGCCCGCGTCGACCTGCGTGTCGAGCGGCGAGAAGCCGATCGTGGTGCCCATCGCGGTCGTGTTGACCTTGATGTGCCCCGTGCCGCCGACGGTCGAGTAGACGCGCAGGAGCCCGTCCGAGCCGACGCGCGCCTTCGCGTTGATCGAGCCGAGGCCGGCCGTGCCGTTGATGATCGTCGCGACCTCGGCCGCAGTGACCGCGTCGACGTTCGCCACGCTGCCCGTGCCGTTCGTCGTCGCCGCCGTGAGCCCGATCGCGGCGAGCGTGCCGGCTGTGACGTTCGCCAGCGTGATCGCGCCCCCGGTGCCCTTCTGCTGCCCGACGAGCACGAGGTGCGCGCCCGAGTCGCTCGCGCACGAGTAGCCCACCGCCGCGTTGATCGCCGCCGCCACCTGCGCGCGCGTCGAGTCGGACGACGAGAAGACGACGTTGATCGTCGCGCCGCCGTCGATGGTGATCGCCATCGTCTCGCCGCCGACGAAACCCGACGTGCTGAAGCCGGAGCCCGTCACCGTCGCGACGACCGCCGTGATCGCCGTGGACGACGCCGGGCCGCCGGTCTCCGTCGTGATCGACACCTGGCCGCCGACGGTGAGCGCGAACGGGCCGGCCCCGCCGAGGATGACCGCGAGCGGCGAGAAGGTCACCTGCCCGACCGACGTGTCCACGCGCGCGAAGATGAAGCCCTGCGCCTGCGCGTACTTCGCCTTCAGGAAGCCGTTGCCGTTCCAGAGCTGCGAGAGGTGCCGGCGCGCGCACGGGTTCTGGTGCTTCAGCGAGCCGTACGTGAACCCGAGCCCGCCGAACGCCGCGAGCTGGTTCCCCGGCGTCACGTCCGCGGGCCCGGTGCCGTAGATCGGATCGTACTCGACGGCGTCTCCGCCTGCCGCGAACGGCCCGTCCTCGAACTCGCCCGTGAGCAGCACGTAGCCGGTGGGCGCGCCCAAGATCGGCGAGGGCGGCGCCACGTCGCGGATGTAGATCCCCGGGACGTTGTAGAAGGGGAGCGGCGAAGTGCCGCGCTGCACGAAGGTCACGGGTTCGTCTCCTCGGTTGAGGGAGTAGTAGCACGGACCGCACGCGGAACGCGACCCCACTCCTCTGGCGTCTTCGTGTTCTTCCGCGAGTTGCACGAACGGCAAGCCGGCACGACGTTCGACGGCGCGTGCTCCCCGTTGCGAGAGAGCGGCACCACGTGATCCATGGTCATCCGGCCGCCGGCGCCACAGTAAGCGCAATGGTGGCCGAACGCGGCGAGGATCGCCCTCCACTCTTCGGCCGTCACGCCGCGGCCGCTCGCTCGCTTCGAGGCGCGCCGCTTCGCCTCCCGCAACATGTGCCCGCTGCAATCCAGACACGTGACGCGGTAACCATCTTTCGTCGGAGAGGACGGCGTTGCCTTCCGCGCAGGCTTCAGCTCGTTGCACTTCCGGCAGATGCGCCACGCCATGCCGTCACGCATCACGATGGGCGATCGCTTCGCAGCTCGCGCGGCCACGGCCAGCACTTGCGCGACCAACGCCGACGCCGACTGTGCCGGCGTGGGCGGAACGCCTCGGCGGGCTTCCACGCGCGCAGCAACCACCTCGGGCCGCTGCGCGCGTCCACGGAGCACCCCCTGATGCGAAGCCGACATCTTCGCGCGCGTTTCGGGCGACGCCTTCCGCCCACGCATGATGTCGCTCAGCAGCTTCCGCTGCTCCGTCGACATCGGCCCTCGCGGAACACCCTTCGGCCAGGGCTTACCCACTCGGGTCCTCTACCAGGGTTCTCAGTTGCACGCTCGCAGGAACCGCTCGCCGTTCGTGAACGTCCGCAAGCTCTGCGCGAATCCTCACCATCAGCCGCCGCTCGTTCGCGTAGACGGCGCCGGCCTCGTCGGCGCGCTGCATCGAGATCAGCGTGAGCGTCACCGGCACGCCGAAGAACTCTTCGCCCGTCGACACGACGATCCCGTACCGCCCGTCCGTCGGCGCGAACGCCGCGGGCAACCGCGCCGCGATCGCCTCTCGCAGCGGCTCGTGGTCGGCCCAAAAGTCGACCTGGAACGTCGTCACGACCTCCGCCGTCTTCCACAGGACGGTACAGCGATCCTCGTCGAACGTCTCGACGAGCGCCTCGGGCACGAAGTTGAAGTCGTCCTCCGCGACGTCATCGAGGTCGAGCACCGTGACGCTCGGGTACTGCTGGAGCGTCTGCGGATCGGGCCACGCGCTGTTGATCCGCTCCGCCGGGATCTGGAACGTCACGTCCTCGCCGTCGCCGCCCCAGCGAACGAACTCGAGGCCGGCGAGGTACGCGCACAACGCGTCGCTCGCGGCCTTCCGCGCGTCGACCTTCGGCACACGCGTCACCTGGAGCGCGCCGTCGCTGAAGAGCAGCTTGCCGAGCGGCTCAGTCGCCACGCGCGGACCGGGCGAGCTGCGCGGCCTGCACGTGGTGCATCGCCGCCTGCTCGTGCTGGTACGCCGCGGCGCCGGCGTCCGTCTCGGTCGCGGCCGCACGCTCGCGGTGCAGCGCGGCGCCGGCGTGGTTCTCCGCTGCGCGCTTCAGGTGCTCCTTCGGATCGCGCAGGTAGCCGGACAGCTTGCCGCCGCGCTTCTTCACGCTCTCGCGAGCCTTGTTGAGCCCGATCGCGATCGCCTGCTTGCGCGGCTTCCCGGCCGCGCGTTCGGTCGCGATGTTCTCGCCGATGGTCTTCGGGCTCGATCCGCCTTTGAGCATGTCGAAGAGCCTACCCGATCCGGTCTGCGAGCGCAGCGAGCTCCGCGTCGATCTCGTCCTTCACGAGCTGCGGCACCTCCCGCCACGACTTCGCCATGTAGTGCCGCGGCGCAATGCCGACCTCCGCCATCTTCTTCGCCACGCGGAACGCGATGCCGCGCGCTTCCTCCTCGTCCATCGCGAAGCCCTTACGCATCACCCAGCGCACGAGCGGCTCGATCGGCGGGAAGTGCGGCCGCGCGCCGTTCTCGATCGCCTGCGCGTGCGGCGCGTTCACCGCGACCACCGCGCCGTCGCCGAGATCCTCCTTGTCCACGGACTGCCGCAGCGAGCCCGTGTCGACCGCCGGGTGCGGCTCCGCCGTGTCGATCGCCTCGACGACCTTGCCGACGTAGCGCGACCCGGCCGACTGCAGCCCGCGCACCGACGCGTCCCGCAGCTCGCCGGGGAGCTCGTCGAGGATCTGCGCGAACTCCTCGAGCGAGACCCGCTTCACCGCCCGAGCCTGCCCGAGATCCCGCCGGGCTGCCCGTTGCGCGCACGCTCCATGTCCTGCCGCATGAGCGACACGCGCCACTCGAACGCCTCGGCCTTCCGGTACGGCATGCCGCGCACCACGAAGCGCCGCCGCTCGGTGACGCCGTCGCGCGCATCGACGCGGACCTCGATGAACGTCTCCTGCCCCGGCTTCAGCCCGTCGCCCGGCGCCGTCGGACCCAGCGGCGCGAGCATGAACATCGAGCGCACCTGATCCTCGGTGTACGACCCCGACACCTGCGACAGCGTCACGCTCCCGCGCTCGACGAGACCCGCCGACCGGATCTCACCCTGCACGCCGGACGTCTCGTTCACCTTCGGAGTCGGCAGGATCTCGACCTCCTTCACGCACCTCGCAACGCCGCGCCCGACGGCGCCGCCGTCCCACTCGATGAGCACGGAGAAGACCCGGTACGGCCGCACGCCGAGGTCCGTCGCGATCTGGCGGAGCTCGTCGACCGTCTCCTGCAGCTCGTTCACGAACGAGCGCTCCGGCGACGGGTTCGGGCCGATGCCCGGCTCGTCGCCCGGAAGGAGCGCGCGCGGGTTGCTCGTCGCGTTCGTCTTCACGAGTTGATGACCGGGACGTTGAAGCCGCCGCCCATCGCCCCCGCGAAGCCGAAGCTCGCGACCTCGCCGTACGGGTTGATCGGGCACGCCATCATGTCGGCGAGCTGGCGCTGCCACCGGATGAACTCGCCGGTCAGCATCGACAGCTCGTCCTGGTTCAGCTTGATCTCGCCGATCGACGACGCGCGGATGCGCGACCGCGCCGTCGCCATCTGCGCGAGGATCGCGTCGAGCTGACACACGATCTGGAGCACGATCGCGCCGCCCTCCGGCAAGATGCGATCGAAGTTCGTCTCGAGGAGGTAGAGCGCGTTGCTGAGCTGCGGGATCCCGAGCGCCATCGACGACGACATCTGAGAAACGGACGGGTAGCCCAAGAGATAGCGGATCTTCGCGCGCTGCTCGAGTGTGAAGACGGCCTTCGGCGGATTCTGTGCGTCGCTCACTCCGTAAGTGTGCGCCACGTGTGCCGCTGGATCAACAGCGTGATGGTTCCGTGAACCACACCAAAGCGTCGCGCCAGAGATGCGCCGCGCTCGCCATCTCTGTGCGCCCGCCGGATCTCGATCACCTGCTGTTTCGTCAGTCGCGGGTAACCGTGGTGCCGGTTCTTCCGCACCATGTCGCGCATGTTGTCCTCGTGCGTGCCCAGGAACAGATGGTCGGGGTTCACGCACGCCGGTTGATCGCAGCGGTGCAAAACGAACAGGCCGTCCGGGATCGGCCCGATGAACACCTCGTACGAGACGCGGTGCGCCGGTCGTTTCTTCCCGTCTACGGTCATTCGACCATACCCACCGGAACGGTGAGTTTGCCGCGTCCAAAGCCAGCAGCCCGTGTTCGGTTCGGGCTCACCGTACGCTTCGATCCGGGCCGCCAATCCGCGCAAACGATGTAGAATCATCGCCGTGACCTCCTGAGGGTCGCCATCCGCCCGGACGATCTCACTCGTCGCGGGCGGTGTTGTTCTAGCGCTTCTTCAGCCCGCTGAGAAGTGCGCGGCCCTTGCGCGCGAGCCCGCGCACGTGCGCCTTCGTCGTCGGGATCGGCTCGCCCACCCGGTGCGCCATCATCGCGTGCGGCGTCGGACGCCCGTGCCGATCGCGCAGCGGCTTCGCGAGCGCGTGCGCGCCGCCGAAGTGCCGCGTGAGCACGCCGCCCTTCCGCTTGCGCTCCGCGTGCGTGAGGTCGTGGTCCATCTTGCGCGGGTTGTGGAGCAGCTTGTGGACGCGCTCCGGCCCGTGCTTGCCCGGCCTCGAGTCGGCGCCTCCCGGCTGCATCGCCGGCTTCACAGCGGAACCCCGTCGCGTCCGAGCGCCTTGTCGACCGCGGTCAGCTCGGCGTCGACCTCGATCGGCGTGTTGTCCGGGTGGTCGGCGTCGATCACCGGGAGCCCCGTGTCGTCGTCGATCTCCACCGCACCGGCCACGCCCGTCATGTAGACCGTCGTCGTGCGCCGGAAGGTGGGCGGCGGCCGCTGCGGCTCCGGCGCGTTCGGCCGGCTCGGCGGTCCGCTCGGCTCGAGCTGCACGCCCTGCGCGAGCATCAGGTGCACCGGAACGTGCATCACCGCGTAGACGTCCCCCTCGACCGCGGTGCAGAGCCCCGTCGGCCCCACCCAATCCTGGGTCTTCAGGCAGCGGTAGTGCGTCGGCTCCGCCTTCGGCTGCTCCGGCGCCGGGGGCGGCGGCTTCGGGTTCTCCGGCGGCGCGTCGTCGTCGTGCCCGCCCTTCTCGTGCTCCGCGTGCGCCTTGAGCATGTCGGCGAGATCGTCGGGCAGCGTGCCGCGCGCGTCCTCCTCCGACATGCCGAGCCGCTCCTTCGCGGCCTTCACCATCCGATCGAACCGCTTCCTCTCCGCGTCCTTCGCCATGCGTCGAGCCTACCCCTTCACGCGACGTGCTTCCAGAAGCGCCGATGGATGATGGCGTTCACGTTCGTCCGGCTGATCCCGAACCGCACAGCCAGATCGCACTGGCGTTCGCCGCGCGCGGCGGCGGCGCGCATCTCGCGCACCTGATCTTCGGTGAGCTTCGATCTGGCGGTGGCACTGCCGCGCGGCCGACGAGCATCGACGTCGATCGTCGTCGTGATCGGTCCGCCAGCGCGCTTCCAGAAGTGCCCTTGCACGGCTCGCCCAACGGTTCTCAGCGCCACACCGAATCGGTTCGCGCAGGTTCGCAGCGACGCGCCGGCCGCATACATCTCGCGCATCTCGACCACCTGCGCATCAGTCAGCACGCGCGTCAGCGGGATCATCCCGCGGTTCCCGGCCCGGCCCTTCTCGGCCATGTCCGCCATGTTCTCGGCGTGCGTGCCGCTGCGGAGGTGCGCCGGATTGATGCAGGCCGGTACATCGCAGAGATGCAGGATCTCGTGCCCGGTCGGGATCGGCCCGATCGCCAGCTCGTGCGCCACGCGATGCGCACGACCGAGCGTCGAGTAGCCGTAGCCCGACGGATGTCGGCTTCCGGTCCAGATCCAGCACGGAGTGCCGAGCGTCGGGTGTGGCGGCCCGCTCCTATCCGTGCGTGCCCAGAACCGCTCGATCGCTTCTTCGCGTGCTAGCTTCCGCATGTCGGCGTCTCCTCGCTGACCATCCGCCTCGGACGCTTGCCGGCGTCGCGAGGCGGTTCTCTTTCTACCAGATGCGAGAAGGCCCGCCACATCTTTCGACGGGCGGGCCCACTCTAACCCATAGAGATCACTCTCTAAAAGTTCGCGCTCGAGCTTGCGTGCTCGAGCACGATCGCCCTTCTGAACTGCGAGCCGTTGCTGTTCATGCCGAGCACGTCGCTCGGCACCGCCCAGCCGCCGCTCCACGTCCACGAGCTCGACACGACCTGCTGCTTCCGGTCGAGCGGCGCGCGCAGGATCATGCGGATCCGGTCCGTCATCAGGGAGATGCCGTTGTTGACGACCACGAACTCGCCGACCTTGCCGGTGTAGCCGGCCTCGGTGAGGAGCTTGCTCTCGTCGATCCAGTGCTCGTAGAGCCCTTGGCCGCCGAGGATCAGCACGCGCGCGATCTGGACGCCGCCGTCGTTGATGACCTCGCCGTTGATCTCGGTCGCGAACTTCGACTCGCCGGAGCCCGTCGAGATCAGCGTGCCGCTGTTCGACGACGTCGGGTTCTGCGTGTCCTGGTAGAACCGCATCCCGAAGAGCTGCCCGAGCGCGCCGTCACGGAAGACGGTCGTGTCCGGGAGCGACTGGTAGAGCTGCCGGAAGTTCGCGTCGTTCGACACGAGCTGCGCGATCGCGTCCGGCTGCAGGTGCACGTGGTAGGTGCCGTCGACGCACGGCGGCACGTTGAGTGTCTGCAGGTACTTCAGCGCCGTGAAGAGCATCGCGCTCGTCAGCGTCGACGAGCTCGTGATCCCGTCCACGCTGTTCGCCGCGTTCGGCCGGAGCACGCGCGACCGGCTCGACGCGTAGACCGCCGCGCGCGCCGACGCCGTCACCGCCGCGTCGAGGTAGAGCGTGCCGGGCCCGAGCGGCACGCTCGAGTCGTCCGGCACCGCGTTGATCACGTTGACGCTCGTCGGGCTCGACCCCGGGTTGATCTGGATCGGCAGCTTGTTCGTCGAGCTGACCGGCACCGGGAGCGGCTTGCCCGAGACGAGCACCGTCACGGTCGTGAAGCCGTTGATCGCCGCCACGTGGATCGCCGTCGCGGACGTCGCCGCCGCCGTCATGCACGTGTTGCCCGCGAGGTAGGCCGTGTACAGCGCGTTCCGCGCCAGGTGGTTCAGCGTCTCGGCCGCGTTGATGCCGAGCATCTTCGCGTTGCGCAGGTACGTGCTCGCCAGCGTGAGCTCGCTGGTGAGCATGTCCGTGTCGACGCTGTTGCCGTACTGGTCGTAGAAGACGTTCCACTGCTCGAACTGGTACGTCGCCGGCGAGATGTCCTTGCCCGTGACCGGGGTGACGTTCACCGCGATCGGACCGGGGCGCGTCATCGTCAGGCTCGCGCCGATGTTCGCGGCCGCCTTCTCCGGCGTCGCCTCGGCGCGGTAGATGAACGTCGCGATCAGCGTGTCGTGGAAGACGCGCTGCAGGAGACCGCTCTGGACGATCTCGGTCGGTACGCCTTGGATGATGGCTGCGTTCGGGTCGGCCATGTGTAGGCCCTCGTGCGTGAAAAGGGTGTCTGCGCGGGGCTCACCGTGAGCCGCTCGCTTTCACCTGCGCCGAGATCCCCGTCCACCTGTTTCCCGCCGGTGTGCGCGTGTGGGGCCGTGCCTTCAGGTCGCCGCTCTCTCCCGTCCACCTGTTGACCGCCGGTGTGCCGCGTGCTGGGAGCGCGTGTCGGTGTCGTGACCCTACGCCGTGCAGACGGAAAATGCAAAGGCCGCCCCCGAAGGAGCGGCCCGTGCGAGCGATCAGCGGTCGACCCTACAGCCCGTAGTGCCGTTTCTGCGCGAGCAGCGCCGGGTCGTCCGCCGGCACCTCCATGAAGTTGGGCTTCTCGCCGTTCGCTCCGCGCGTCGTCGGGTCGTCGGGCCGACCGGCCCCCGAGGCCGCGGGCTTCCTCCCCGCGGGCGCGGGCGGTGCGGGCGGCGCCGCGGTCGGCACGCCGAACGCCGCGCGGTGCCGCTCGTCCTTGAGCAGCTCGTCGAGGTAGACGCTCTCGTCGAGCGTCTCGCCGTCGCTCATGGTCGCGAGCTTCTCGCGGATGCGGTACTTCGCGAGCCCGACGTCCTTGATCCCCTTGCCCGCGGCGAGCTCCGCGAGGTAGGCGTCCTCGGCCGCCTTCTGCGCGACCTCCTCTGCCCGCTCGGCGCGCGCCTTCGCCTCGGCCGCCTCGGCGCGCAGCCTCTCGGCCTCGGACATCTGCGCCTTGCGCTGCTTCTCCGCCTCGGCCTCGAGCTTCTCCGCGGCCTCGAGCTTCGCCTTCAGCGCCGACGGGTCGTCCGTGCCGAAGGTCTCGCGCAGGAACTTCGCGCGATCGCGCCGCATGCGCTCCGTGAGCGCCGCCGGGGTGAGCTTCAGCTCCTCGTCGCCGCCGCCGGCCGGCGGGGCCGCCGGCGTCTCGTTGTTCTCCGTCATGCTCTTCCCTTTCGACCGCGGGCGCCGGTCAGGACGCCCGCGGGTTCACCGCCCGATCTCAGAACGTCGCGTCGCCCGCGAGCAGCGCCGCGCCGACGCTCGGCTGGTCGCCCACGCCTGGCGTCGCGATGTAGGTGATCGTCACGCTGGTCTCGGAGCCGCTCGCGTAGAGCTTTGCGCCCGTGCCCGCGTCGGTGAGCGCGATGTGCCCGGACGCCGGGCTCGAGGTGCCGCGCACGTCGACCGTGAGCGCCGTGCCGGCCTGATCCTCGGCCGAGATGATCACGAGGCCCGCGCGATCCTGGGCGAACGTGATCGCGTGCGAGACGACCTGGCACACCTCGGTCACCGTCTGGCCCTGGTAGGGCTGGTAGGTGATCTCCGCCTGCGTCACGGCGTCGGACGCGTAGAAGAGCACGTTTCCGTTGCCGTCCGGCGCGCACTGCTTCGTGGAGAGCGACGTGCCCGGGATCTCCGGCGTCTGCTCGCCCTTCGTGGTGCCCGCGCTCGCGTACGCCTTCAGGATGCGCGCGCACGGCGGGTCCATCGTCGCCTTGTTGCTGGACACCGCCACCTGCACCGTGAGCGGGAGCTGCGCGAGCATCGAGCCGAGCTTGATGGCGCGGAGCTGCTCGGCGGTCTGGTTCAGGTTCGTGTTGTCGAGCGCGTCCTTGAGGCTGGTCGTCATCTTCGTGTGTCTCCGTTGAGGATCTGCGAGGAGCCTACACGAGCGCTCCGGCGGACGCTACGTCGTCGAGCCCGCGGCCACGATGGTCACGTTCCCGGTGCCGCTGATCTGCACGCGCGCCGGCGGCGCGGGCGTCGAGCCCTTCGGCGTCGAGGACTGCATGAACGGCCCGTACACCGTCATGTCGGCGCCTTCGCCGAGGGTCGTGCCGGTCGTCAGCCCGAGCGCGGTGTTGCCCGTGCCGCTCGCGACCACGACGGACCCGTCGGAGCCCGTCAGGATCCCGTCGAGCTGGAGCTGCCCGCCGACCGCCGTTGCGCGCGGCGTGGCGAGCCCGGCGAGCGCCGCGGCCGCGTTGATGCGCGCGCACACCTGCGCGAGCGTCTGATCGCCGATGAGGAACGTCCCCGAGACCGCGACTCCGTCGATCGTGAAGCTGAACGTCTCGCCGCCCGAGAAGCCGGTCGGATACGACCCGCCGGATGCGAGCACGGTCGCCGGCGCCGCGCCGATACGCAGGATCATCGGCTGCGTCGTGTCCACGTAGAGGAACTGGATCGCCGTCAGCTCCTCGAGCAGCGGGAGGTCGACGAACACGTCCCCCGGCAGCCCCGAGGTCTGGATGTAGAGCGGGGAGTTGGGCGCCGTGCCGACGACCGAGCCGTAGACGCCCGCGCAGCCGCACGCGAGCTCGAGGACGTACGTCGCCGAGCCGCCCGATCCGCACGAGCAGCCGTCGCCGCCCGCGCTGATCTTCCCCGAGAGCTGGAGCTGCCCCACGGGTTAGTCCCCGTCGCCGGCTTCGGGGTGCGGCTTAAGCGCCTGCCGCGCGGCGGCCGCCTCGACCGACTCCTGCGCGTCCGACGGCGCGAAGCCGTCCTTGAAGAACGCGTCACCCGCCGCGCCCATCGGCTTCGGCGTCTCGGGCACCATCGGGATCAGGCCGTCGGGCGCGCCGTCGGTCATCGACTCGGCGTCGGTCGTCGGCTGCCAGACGTCCATCGGGTGCTCGGCGACCGGGTTGCCGCCTTCGGAGGGGAACGGGAGCTTCGCCATGCACGAGAAGATGCACGACTCAGCGCGCGGTGTCCACCAGGCCGCCGATGCCAGAGAAGAGCGACCCGATCGTCACGGCTCGCCGACGTGCGATCGCGCGTGGTCGAGGAAGAAGTTCTCCGCGCGCGCCGTGAGCCTCGTCCCGTACACCTGCCATCGGCCGTGCCCTCGTTCGGACTGCAGCTTCGCCATGCACTTCTCGCACGAGACCCAGCCGTCGGAACCGACCTTGAACCCGAGCGCCTCGAGCTTCTTTGCGTCGTCCTTCGTCATGCCCACTCGATCGACACGGAGCACGTCGTGCCCTTCGGCGTACCCCCGCGCGCGATCTCCATGAAGAGGAAGTCCGTCGCCGGCGACGTGTCCTTCGCACCGACGAAACGCGGCCGCGCGGAGAGCACGCGCACGCGCGTGGGGTGGGCGACCGACGTCCACAGCCGATGCCGGCTCTGACCCGGATCCTTCTCGTTCTTCCCGAAGAACACCGAGACCGGCAGGATCATGCAGACGCGCGGCGTCCAGGCCAGCGCGCGCTCGATGAACTCGAGCATCAGCGAGAAGGGCGGGTTGCCGACGGTGACCTCGGGCAGGAGCCCGGGAGTGTAGAGCGCCCGCTCCACGGCCGGACGAAGCTCGCTGACGAGGAAGTCTCCGCACGCGAAGCCTCCGCGCTCCGCCCACTCCGGATCGAGCTCGAACGCCAGCACGCCACGCGCACCCTGCGCGCGCAGCTCGCGCACGAGCTGTCCGGTCCCCGCGCTCGGCTCGAGCACGACCTGCCCGTCGATGTGGCACCACGCGACGAACTCCGCCGCGAGCCAGTCCGGGGTCATCCACAGATCGTTCGGGTTCGCCACCGTGCGCGCCGTGTCGATGCCCGGAAGCCCCTGTTGCTCGTTCATCGCAGCCCCATCGAGACCAGCACACCCAGCACGGACAGCACGATTCCGATCACCAGCAAGCACCCGAGAAGCGCTTCCTGCTCTTCGTTCACGCGAGCACCGAGGCGATGATCTCGCCGAGCGTCGCGTCGTTGACGTCGCTCGGCTGCGAGCCGAAGCGCGCGTCCTCGGCGTAGCGCGGGAGCTTCGCGTGTAGCTCCTTCCAGACCTTCACCGCCTGGTGAGGGTCGCCACGAACGCCTTCCGGCCCGTCGGCACGTGCGTGACCTGCGAGACGAGGGTGCCGTGGTGCAGGCCCCACACGCCCTCGACGTCGGCCTCGACTGCGCACCCGATGATCTTCTTCATCCGTCCGTTCCTCTCCGCCGCGGCTCGCGGCCATGAGCTTCTAGCGCCGCCTCGCGGGCTGTCCAGCCTCTCGCTCCGCCTGCTCTCGCTCGAACCGCGCAGCGCGCTCGATCTCGAGCTGCTCTCGCTCACGCTCGACGCGCGCTGCCTCGCGTGCCGCCCACTCCTCGATCCGCGACGGTCCGCCGCGGAAGGGTTGCCTACCTCGCGTCTCTCTCCGCTCCATCCGCCTCCTGATCGAGCCGATCGGCTCGCGCGTTCTGCCCGATCCGGCGCAGCTTCTTCGCCGCCTCACGAATCCAGGTCGCCGCCATGCTCGCCGCCTCGAGTGCGTTCTGCGTCGTGGGCAGCCGCGCAGGCCGCGTCTTGTCGTCCTCGCGCGTCACGGCGTGGACGCCTGCGCGCGGAAGCGCTCGATCGCCTCGCCGCACACGCGCTTCAGCGTCGCGGCGTCGCACGGGGACGGCGTGCCGGTGTGCCGTGTGAACCGCTCCACGATCTGCCAGAGCTCGAGCCCCGCGAGCGTCTCGGGCCGCTGCCGGCCCATCCAGGCGCCGAGCTTCCGGACGAAGGCGTCGAAGCGTCGCTCGATCGCCCGCTGCGCTGCCGCGTGCCGCGCCACGTCAGCGCCCGGAGCTCGCGTTCCGCCACGGGACGCCGGTGCCATCCGTCGCGTCGACCGGGAGGTCGGGCGGATCCTCGGTGAGGCCGCCCGACTGCGCGCGCTCGCTCGCGATGTGTTGCGGCAGCACGGCGACGAGCGGCCCCATGCGCTTCACGGGCTCCGTCTCGGGGATGGGAGGCTCGACGAAATGGTCTCCGGACATGAAGAGAGCCTACCTCGGCACGCGCGAGCACGCGAGCCCTGCATCGTTCTCCGGGCAGAGGGCCGGCGCGCCCGGGATGCCGCGCGGCGCGCGCAGGTCGCGCCCATGCGCTGGCGGCGCGACGATCTGCCCCGGCACGTAGACCGGCGCGGCCGCGTCGCCCTCCCACGTCTCGCGCAGCTCCGCCACGCCCGGCCGAACGTCAGCGCAGCCGGCGAGCATGAGCAGAGCGACGGCGGCCGCGCGCGTCACCGCACGCCCTCCGCGGTCAGCTCGATCGCGATCGGCGCGGCCACGTCGGGATCCGTGCCCGCGCGCACGAGCGCCGTGAACGCGGCGAGGGCGCCGTGTCGCTCCGCCGCGCGGTACGCCGCCGTTGCGGCGCACTCGTGCGGCACGTTCGCGTACACCTCCCGAGAGCAGCCCCCGCACTTCCCGATGACCTTCTGCATGTGGACGTTCCTTTCCGAGCGCGATGCGCTCACCCGAACTTGGCGCGGATCCCCGCCTCGATCCAGCCGTCGGCCAGCCGCAGATCGAGCGGGGCGACGTCGAGCAGCCGCGCCGCGCGCGCGAGCTGCGTTGCGTGCGCGAGCGCCGTGCGCGCGTCAGACAGGTACCCCTTCGCGCTCGGCAGCTCCGGAGCGATCGCCGCCCAGCGGTAGAGCAGGCGCGCCTCGATCAGCCACGCCTCGAGGAGGACCATCAGCGCCTCGTCGCGCGGGCTCATCGGCGCCGCTCCAGCGCATCGCGCATCGCGCCGCCGGCCTCCGCGTGCCCACCAAGGGGTTGCGGCTCGCACTCGCGACAGAGGTAGTAGTCGTCGCGACCCATGTCGTGCGCGGTCGCGTCGTCGCGGTGCGGGCGCGCGCTGCACCCCTCGCACGCGACGCGGTCGAGGCAGTCGCGCGCGTCGCAGTCGGGGCCGCACGCATCGGGCGGAGTCGCGTCGCACGTGTGCACGTGCCGCAGCCCTTCGCGATCTTCCGATTCGGTGCACCACCCCGTACAAGCGCGGCACGAAGGATCGCGCCCTTCCGCTTGCGCGCGGAGCTGCGCCGCCTGCCTTGCCTTACACGCGGGGCACCGCAGCTCCGGCGACTCCGCCGGAAGCACGCGGCCGCACCTGTCGATGCACGGCCGATAGAACGTCTTGATCGTGCGACTCATGCTCGGCTCTATTGCGAGCGCCGTGCCAGCGTCGAGCGCGCGTAAGTCGTTGATCCGTCGTCGCGCCGGGCCCCGATCGTAACGCTCGAGCGTAACAGTCGGTGTTACGGTGTGACGCTTCCCGTTACGGTGTTACGCCCGCAGCGCGGCTAAGTGCTTGATCCGTCGTCGCCGCGCGCTGGCACGTCGGCTGCACTAGACGGGGGCATGCAAACGACGCAACGCACCGGGCGCCCGCTGAAGTTCGTGGGCGACGTCTGTCTATACGGAACGCCCGCGATCGGGTTCCACTACCTCGCACGCGCGAGCGCGACCGGGCCCTTGATCGAAGGCGGGCTCCGTGACCGCGAAGGGCACGGCGGCACCTTCGGAACTACGACGGAAGCGATCTGGCACGCGTGCGATGCGATCCGCGCCGCCGGCACGACGCGCGGCGCAATCGTGATCCACGCGCCTGGCGGCACGATGCATGCCGTTACCTTCCTGCATGCGCACGTGCCGAATGCGGGCTCGCTCGAATGGGTTTCGACATGACGCGCGAGGAAGCGGCGACGCTGTACCGTCGCGAGCGCGGGGTCGCGTGCTACTCGCTTTCGTGCACGCCTGAGACGTTCGACACCGCGTGCGCCGCCGAGGTACTCCGCGGCGAGAAGCACAACGACGCGCTCGCGCGACACCTCGCGTGGATCGCGGCGCTCGACACCGTGCGCATCGATTGCCCGAGGTGCCACGGCACAGGCGTCTACGCCCGTTCGTGGGTTCACGAGCTGGGCTGCGGCATGCGGCCGCAAGGCGAGACCGGCACCTGCTACCGATGCGAGGGGAAGGGCTTTCAGGTGCGCGCCGACTGGCATCGGAACGCCAAGCGCGACGAGCACGCGATCGCGGAAGCGTTCCGCGCGATGATGGGAGTGTAAGGCGATGATCTCTTCAGTTCTGGATCACGCGGAAGGCAGGTTGATCGAGCCCTACTCGATCAAGCGCTACCTCCGAAACCACGACGCGGATCAGCTCTGGATCGTCGACGTCGACGTCATCGGCGACCGCGTTACGCGGTGGCAGTTTCTCGTGCACGCCACGACTGCCGATGACGCCACGCGCGCATCGCTGACGCGTCTCCAGCATGTTCACGGAGGCGATTGGAGATTCGATCCGATCGAGTGTCACCCTGCGAAGGCCGCGCGTGCCTAGGATGCGCTTCGTGCGCGACCTCCGCGCTGGCGATCATGTCGTCGTCACTCACACGGGCGACGTCACAACGATCGTCGCCGTGCACCGCGTCGACGGCGCGCCGTTCTACGAAACGGCGCTCGCGGGCGATGAGCGGTATCAGTGCGCCGGAACGCTAGAAGCGCTCCGCGTCGAGCGCGTAAGGCTCGGGCGCGACTAGGCCGCGCGGCGCGCCGAGCGAGGGATTGAAGCCCGAGCTCGAGCGCCGACGCGTCCCTCGCGCTCGCCCTCCGGCACCTCGCGCGAGTAGGCCGTCTCCTCCCACCGGCGCCGCCACGGGATCACCGTCTCGCGATCGTTCGGCCGCCCCGGCGGGTAGGGGTACTCCCGGCCGGCGCCGTCGACGAAGTAGTCGTCCACGCCGCGCACCTGGCCGTGCACCGCGACGGAGTCATACGCCGTGCGGTTGTCGAACGTGGCGAGGATCTTCTTGGCGGCGTCCGCGAAGACCGCGCGGTCGGCCCGGATCGTCTCCATGCGCGCGACGCTGTACGCGCGCGCCGTCTCCGTGCGCACGATGCGCTCTGCCCGGTACGCCGTGCGCTGGTACGTGCCCGGCAGCGGCTCGCCTACGCGCGCGAGAGCGACCTGCCCGGCGCGCACGACGCGTCGCACCGTCTGCGGGATCTTCGCGACGCCGGCGATCGACACGGCGAGCTCGTGCGAGCTGAGGCCGGACGCGAGCCCGACGGCGAGCGTGTGCTCCATGTCCGCGATCGTCGCGAGGCCGTAGCGGTTGACGCTCGACTCGTGCACGCGGAGCAGCGAGCCGCGCGCCGCGGCCGTCGCTTGCCGGATCGGCAAGAGCGGCATCGCCCGTGCGCCGCCGAGCAGCGGCTCGAGCTGCGCGAGGATGTCCGCGCCGGTCGCCAGCGACGTCTCGATCGCGCGGAATGCTTCCTCGCTCGTGAGGCCAGCGAGGCGCGCCTGCATCGCCTCCACGGACGCGCGCACCTGCTGACGCATCGCCATCGCCCGGAGCGCCGACGGGGGCAGGTCCACCCCGCCCATGCCCGCGAGCCGCGCGAGCCTGGACTGGAGCTCGGCGTCGGCGTCGAGCAGCACGTTCAGCAGCCGCCGAGCTGCGCGACGGCCGGCAGCGTCCTCGAGCCCCACGAGCGCGCTCCCCTCTGCGGCCGCGCGGCGGATGAAGCGGTCGGCGTCGCGGAGCCTGCCGAGCGTCCTGCCCGTGATGACGTCGACCATCTACGTGCGCTCGTCGATGTGGTGTGGAAACGACCACACGAGTTGCGTGACCTCGAAGTTCGGGCACGTCGTCCGATCGATGTGGTCGGCCAGCGTGCACCACTCGTAGACCTGCGCCGGATCGTCGGCGCCGAACCCGTCGCCCCCGTGGAAGTCAGCGGGCCGCAGATCCTCTTCTCGCTCGCTCCGCACGCGCTACTCCTTCGGGCGCTCTTCCTCGGCGGCCGGCTTCTTCTCGAGCGCGGGCGCCGCGGCCGCGTCCTGCTTCGCCATCATGTCGAGCGCCTTCTCCGCGGCCGCGTCGGCCTCCTTCTCGATGGCCTCAAGCTCGGCGTCGACGTCCTTCACGCCGTACATCGTCGCCACGAACTCGACCGTCGCCCGCTGCGAGGCGACCGCCTTGCCGCCGTTGGCGAGCTGCGCGGCCGTCGTCGCCGCCTGGATGTCCGCGTACGTTGGCGAGAAGTACGGAGGCCAGTTCAGCGTCACGTTCAGCTCGAGCGCGTTCGCCGGGAACACCCGCTCCGTCACGGTGACGGCCTTCGTCTCCTCGTCCGTCGTCACGCGCGGCGGCAAGATGATCTCTTCGCCGCGCGCCACGTGCACCGCGCCGGCGCGGAGGAACATCCGCACCGTGACGATGATCCCCTCCTGTCCGTACTGCTCGCGCAGGATGTCGCACGTCGCCAGCATCGGCTGGTAGAGGATGCGCATTGCCTGCGCGCTCTGCGCGGCGCCGGTGATGTCGGCCGGGTCGGCGAGGATCACCCCCGTGGCGTCGAGGATGTCCTTGCGCAGCTCCTCCTTCACCCTCAGCCCGGCGTCCGCGGCGCCGGCACTGAGCTCGAGGTAGCTCGCGCCGCCCTGCGAGATGATCGCCTGCCCCGAGCCCTTCCGGATCGGCTGCCCGTTGTACGTGCGCGGGTCCGCGTGGATGACCGGCGTCGGGTCGCAGTTCGCCTTCACCCCCCGGATCGTCGCGCTCTTGATCTGGTTCAGCTCGTCGAGGTTCGGCTCCTCGCCCTCGTAGTCGCTCTCGCCGTCCTGCTGCCCCGCCCACGGGCGGTTCTGCAGGTAGACGAACGGGCAGAAGCCGTAGTCGTGCCGCGTCTCGCGCCAGCCGCGGCGCGCGAGCGGGCTCGAGGACCAGCTCCGCGTCTTCGCGAGCTCGCCCGGCACCTCCGGCCAGACCTGCTCCGTCTCCGTGTTCCAGTAGCGGACGTACCAGTAGGTGCGCTCGACGAGCCGGTCGTCGACCATGACCGTCTTCGGGTACGGGTAGCAGAGAACCACCTGGAGCGGGACCGGCTTGTTCTCGCCCGTCTCGTCGTCCTCCTCGCCGTCGCCCCACTCGAGCACGGTCACGTGCCGCGCTGCGTGCACTTCCATCCGCGGCTTGCCCTTGCGGTAGCAGATCGACCAGCACGCCGTGCCCATCGCGCCGCCAAGGTCGCGCGCCTCGCTCATGCGCACCCAGAGCCGCGCCGTCTCCGCGAGCACGCGGACGTAGTCCTCGCCGTCGACGTCGCCCCTCACCTGCAGCGTCGGCGTGCGGTCGGCACCGAAGAGCATCGACGTCAGCCGGCGGACGACGATCTTGCCGAGGTCGTACCGCCCGCAGGGCCGCCGCTTCGCGTACGGTACGGAGATCCCAGGCTTCACCGGCGAGTCGCCGTAGCCGACCATCATGCCGTCCCAATCGTAGAGCTTCGTCGCGTCCTGCTGGCCGCGGAAGTAGCTCTCAAGACGGTCGAGCCGGGCCACGCGCGGGTTCTGCGCGAGCTCGGTCAGCTTCACCCCCGCGAGCGGGATGACCGTCCGCTCGTTGCCCTGCGCCGGCATCGATCCGCCGCCTCCCGGCGGCAGCATGTTCCCGAGCTCGTAGATTCCGCGCTGAAGAGGGCCGGCCACGGAGGGATGCTAGCGCGTCTTGCGGCGCGGCGCGCGCTCCACGATCGCGTTCAGCGCGCGCGCGGCCTCGACTTTCGTGTCGCGGCCGGAGGTCCAGCCCGGTTCGACGAAGCGCGCGAGGCGCGACCGCCGCCGGCCGAGCGTCGCGTTCTCGACGCCGCGGACCTCGCTGTTGCGGAAGGTCCAGACCTCGCCCGTCTCGTTCAGGATGACCGTCCAGAGATCGTCGTGGTCAACCCCGTAGTCACGCACGAGCACGGCGAGACCGGCGCCCTTCGGCGTCCACAGCGGCAGGGGCGGGTTGAGCTGCAACATCATCGGCCGGCGTTCTTCCTGGCGACCTTCGCCACCTCGAGCAGCCGCGCAGCGACCTTCTCGGCCGACTCGGGCGACATCGCGATCGCCGAGTCCTCGTTCAGGATCAGCGCCACGAGCTCGTCGTTGAGCAGCCCCACGTCCAGCGGCCCCTCGACGAGGTCGTACCGGAAGCGCTCGCGAGGGGCCTCGGCTACCTCGCGCGCGCGCCTGCGCTCCTCGAGTGAGACGACCTTGTCGCTCACGGCGCCGTCGGCGTCGGCTCGTCGTCGAACGAGTCCGGCTCGGGGTCGTTGACCGCTCGCTGCGACGGCGTGATCGGCATCGGGCGCGTGTGCTTGCCGGGCGCGTGGAGCACCCCACACGCCCCGCACCATGTCTTCTCGGCGGGCGGCAGCTTCTCTGCGGACCCGCCGAAGACGGCGCCGCAGGCCGGGCACTGAACGCTCATCCGAACGCCGCCTGGTTGACGTCCGACTCGCTCGTGAGCGTCCAGAAGTCCGACGCGATGCCCTGGAGCACGTAGTCGTACGGGAGCCAGCCGTAGCCGCGCTCGCCCCACGACGTGCCCCACGAGTTGCGGAAGAGCAGCATCCTCGTGTTGTCGTCGTACCCGACGAAGAGCAGCGCGTGGCCGCCCTCGACGCGGTCGTGCGGCCCCGGCATCGGGACGACGCCGTCGCCACCCTCGTGCATCGGAAAGCTCGAGTAGACGGTCGTGCCGAACATCACGCCGTGACCGGCCGCGAGGCGCGCCTTGATCGCCCCGAGCACGTCCGTCGGCGCGACGCCGTGCGCGTCGAGGCGGTAGTAGACGAGCGACCGCACGGCTGTCGCGGCCGCCGCGATGATCGCCGGCGGGTCGGCATCCCACGCCGGGCCGTCCGTGTGCGGCCACAGGCGCTCTTCGACCGCGCCAACCGTCGCGAGCGCGCGCATGGTGTCCCGGAGCTCGGCTCCGGAGTCGCCGTGCAGCCCGGCAAGCATCCGGGTCGCCTTGTAGGTGAAGAGCGGCGATAGGATAACCCGGTCACCGCGCGAGATCCGGAGGAAGAGCATCACGAGCCCGGTCCCGGCGTGACCGGTGCACGACCCGATCGAGCCCTGGTCCATCACGGGGGCGTCGTGCTGGCGCAGGTCGACCGACGAGACGGGAAGTCCGTTGACCGTGGCCACCCACATCCCTTTCGTGACGGCGTCGATGCTCTTGTGAAGCTGCTCCGACGCGAGCGCCTTTGCCACGGCCGGGTGCTCCGCGTGGTAGTCCCGGACGTCGCGGAGGTCGCGGCGCCAGCCGAAGGCGCGGCGGGTCACGACTTCACCTCTGCGGACGCAGCGGCGAGCAGCCGCTCTTCCGCTTGCTGAAGGGCCGTCCACGCGCGCCCGATGGCTCCCTGAGCCTCTTCGTACGACACGCTCTGATCCTCGTGAGCGCGCCGCACCTCAGCGCGCGCGCTCGCCCATGCGCGGGCGAGATCGGCGAGTTCGTGATCTGCCGCGCCGGTCATCGCGGCCCCATGGCGCGGAGCGCGGCCGACGCCGGCGCCTCGGCGCACGGCCCGACGAAGTGCCCGAGCGCCGTCACGGCGTCCGTGAGCCAGGGCGGTACCTGCACCCCGGCGTCGGTCATCACCGCGAGCAGCCGGGTCAGGGACGCGACCACGCACGGCGCGACGGCGAGCCAGATCGCGACGACGTTCCGGGTCACGGCGGCACGGAGCGCGGCCTCGCCGGCGACGACGGCGTCGTACGCGGCCGCGAGCGCGTCGGTGACGACGTCGTAGCCGTGCTCGTGGAGGCAGTCCGACGTCGGCGACGTGCCGCAGTCCTGCGCCCGGTGCGTGTCGACGGTGTCGCGTGCGGCGACGACGCCCTGCGAGGCGATGCCGAGGCCGACCTGCCCGTCCTGCAGCGCGCTCGCGCCGCAGCCGGTCGTGAGCACCGCGCCGGCCAGCACGAGGAGCAGCAGCACGGTCGGCGGCGGGGACGGCACGTCGAGGTGCATCGCGTGCGCGAGGTAGTTCAATCCGGCGGCGAGGATGCCGCAGACGACGCCGACCCACATCGGCGCGAGCTTCAGGAACGGTGTCGCCGCGCCCAGCATCGCGAGCATCGTGCCGACGGCGAGACCGAGCTGCACGGCGTTGAACTTGAACTTCATCTCGAGCCTTCCTTTCCTGCGCAGCCCGTCAGAGGACCGCGGCCCAGATCGTACCCGCACCAGCCGGCGGCGTGGTGACCTTCACGTAGACGTACCCGTACACGGGGAGCGAGAGTGCCGCCAGCGTGCCCGCGGACAGCGAGAGCGAGCTCTGCAGGAGCCAGAACCGCCGGCCGTCGAGCTGCGCCTGCGTGATCTGCGAGTCGTACACGTTCGGGAACGTCGAGTCGTCAGCGACGTAGACGCTCACCGTGCAGGCGACGTCCGACACGAGCACGGTCTTGCTCGGCGGCGCGAGGTTGTTCGGGTCGCGCTGCGGCACCACGAGGATGCGGGAGAGCGGCACGTCTCCGGGATCCGTCAGCGGGTTCGTGCTGTCCGTGCTGGTGTCGATGGCGATCTTGCTCGGGAAGAACACGTTGCCTCCGCTGCTGCTTGAGGGTCGACTCTACGGCGAGAGCTGCCCGCCGTCCACGCCCTCCTTCGCGAGCGCGGCGCGCAGGTCGCGTGCGGGGCAGTCAGACGCGTGCTCGCCCGAGTCGCTCGCGCCGCAGAGCGAACACTGGCCGTACTCGACCACCGCGAGCACCTCCCGCGCCGCATCCCGCACCGCGCGCAGACGCTCTACCTCGTCGCAGAGCGCGGCGAGCAGCGTCGGGGCGGCGGCGATCAGGGCGGCGTCGGCCACGGTAGACAGAACCCGCGCATGATGAATCGGACTGCCGCGATGCGTTTCGCGCCCAGCCTCAATCAGCCACTCGCGAGGACCACTTGTTACCGCTTCCCACGGCCCCGGCGTGGCCTCCGCGAGCAGCCGGCGCGCCTCGTCCACGGGGTCAGCCATGGTCGTCCTCCTTGTCACCAGGTGCCTCGCAGATGCCCCAGCGCGCGCATCCGCTGGCCTCTGGAATCACAGCAAGCTGCGCGCCGCCGCGCGCGGTGCGGGACCATGCGATTACATCGCGAATCGGTGTCGGGATCACGCGTCGCGCATCGCCAGGGCTCTTCCCCGACCGCGACTCCTCGATTGCAAACATGGTCTGTCCGATGTCGGACTCCATCGCGGCCACGCGCTCGATGCGCTCGGAGTCAATGTCTGCGATCAGGCGCAGTTCGGACTTCCGCGCGTGGATGCAAGGCCAGCAACCGACCCGTTCGGCGCCGAGCTGATAGAGCGGGTTGAGCGGAACGCTGGCGCGGTGATGCTCCGCGACAACGTCGGCGAGCGTCCACGAAATCAACGGGCGCCACACTTCGCAGTCGTACGCGTCCGACCACTCGCGCTCAGGCATCCTAGATCGCGAGCGACTTTCCTCGGCTCGGACGCCGACGACCATTACCACGTCGCGGCCGGTCTCCTCTCGGATGCAGTCCAGCTCTGCTCGGGTCGGCGCCACCTTCAACTCCGGCGAACACCATTTCCGCACACGCGACGGGAACGTCCCTGTGCGGCGCGCGCGTGCCTCAAAGCCCTCGGCTGACGTGCGTCGCAGTGGCCCCAACCGTTGCTCCAGCACGTCGAGATACGCGTACGTCTGCGCAGCCTCCCAGCCTGTGTCGTTGAACAGGGGGATGATCGGAGAGAGGTTCGTGCGCAGTGCCCAGCACCAGAGCGCGGTGCTGTCCTTTCCGCCCGAGATACCGAGCACATGAACCCGTTCCTGGTCAGCCACGGTCGCCCTCCTTCGCGGCGGCGAGGGCGGCGCAGAAGGCAGTCCACGACACCTGCATCGCGTCGTGGAGACTCTCGAAGCCATCCTCGCCAAGCGCGCCTTCCAGCGCCTCCACAGCAACACGATACGCATCCGCCGCCTCGACGAGCGCCGCCAGCTTCGCGCGCAGGGCGGCGACCTTGTTGTCTCGTTCGAGCCACGCAGCGGACTCGCGCGCGCGCGCCTCGTCCCGCTCCTTGGTGAGCGTCGCGACCAGCGCGTCCCGAGCGGCCAGCGCGGCGCGCGTGGCGTCGAGTTCGGCGAAAGCCCACTTCGTCGTATGGGCTCGGATGTACGCAGCCGCGTGCTGGCCATCCCGAACATCCGCTAGCCGCCTCGCCTGCACCTCGTCCTCCACCGTCATCGTCATCGGCGGCACGGCCGCGCAGAGCTTCGCCCGCTCGTCGGCGCGGATGGCGGCGTCTACGGCGGCCTCGGTCACGCTCGTCGGGTTGCCGGGGGTCCACAGGTCGGCCCACGCCTCCCGCACCGCCTTCTCGGTCTCGCTCATCGCTTCCTCCTCGCCAGCCATTCGTTGGCCTCTGGCACCCACGTTCGAAGCATGTCGACCAACGCCACCGACTCCGCGTCCTCCTCCATGCGGCGCAGGAGAGCGCGCAGCGGTGCCGCGAACGCTCGCAGCGTCGCCGAGTCGCCGTTCGCCTCACACGCGCGCAACATCGCGCGCACCTCGTCGATCGTCGGCTCTCGCTCGTCGCTGGCCCGTTGCTTCTCGTCACCCATCTGCACCGCCTTCCTCTCCGCGCCTCGCGACGCACACGTGTTCTAGAGCTACCTCGACAACGTGTCCAGCACCTCGGACGGAGGCCCGGCGAGCGACATGCGTGCGCCCTCGCGCGCAAACCAGCTCGACATGAGGTAGTCCCCCGTGTGCGCGTTGGGCGAGTAGAAGAGCGCCTGCTGCTTCCAGATGCGCACCGGCTCCGGGTGATTGCCGGCGCCGTCCGCCGGGATCTGCCAGAGCCCCGACCGAAGCTCGACGCCGAGGCTCTCGATCCCGAACGCCTCGCTGAACTTGTGCCGCGGGTCCGTGTTGAACGGGATCACCGGCATCCCGCGCGCCTGCCCAAACTCCGTCATCCAGAGCTGGACGCCGTTCGACTCCACGACGAACGTGCACCCGTAGCGCTGGTAGATGTCGCCCATCCGGTCGAGGATCTCCGGCTGCGTCCAGCGCCCAGCCTCGATCGCGAGGATGCGTCGGAACGGCTGCCCGCCCTCCCGAGGGTTCGGCACCATCCCGATCACGAAGAACACCGTCTGCGCGTTCGTGTGCTTCTTTCCTGCGGCGAGGTCCAGTCCGCAGAAGCTCGGCATCAGTGCGCCGTTGAGCCCGATCCGCGGCGCGCGCTCGAGCATCCGCATCCCGCGTCGCGTACACCTCGTGAACCACTCCTCCTTGAAGCGGCTATCCGAGTCGATGCGGCGCAGGCAGAGGTACGACCTCGCGAAGGCCACTGGCGTCGTCGTCGCCTCGATCTCGATGATCTCCGCCAGCGTGAGCCGCTGCGGCCAGAGCAGCCGCCATCGCTCGTGCGGCTCCTCCGGGTTCAGCACGGCCGAGTAGCGTAGGTGCGTGTAGCCTGGACGCCGCGAGAGCCGGTCGAGCCGATCGCCCGGCACCCACGGCGTGCCGATGCTCACGTGCCAGCCGTCGGGCTCGAGGCGCGTGCGGACCGTGTTGTCGGCCCACTCGAGCGTGAGCTCCACCTGCTCCGGCGTGCGCGTGTTCTCGAAGTTGAGCAGGTCGTCCTCGACGACGACGTCGGCGCGCGAGCCGAGGATGCGCTTGGACTGACGCGCGATCGCGACCATCGACGGGTCACGGATGCCCGAGCGCCGGTCGATCGTGATCGCCGTGTCGTGCCACGGGTCGCCCTTCCGCTGCGACTTCCGCAGGTGCGGGAAGACCTCGCGCACGCGCGGGTTGTCCTCGATCGCCGCCTTCACGTGCGAGAGCACCTTCGCCGACTGCGCCTCGGCTCCCGACGTGTAGAGGATGCGCAGCTCGGGGAACTTGCCGAGGAGCCACACGAGCCAGATCGCCACCACGGACGTCTTCGCGTGCCCGACCGGCGCCTCGATCACGAGCCGCTTCTTCGTGCACAGCGCGTCGTGCCACTCGACGTGGAAGGGCGCGTTGACGATCTCCGCGCCCGTCTTCTCTGCGCGGAAGGCGAACTCCGCGAAGGCCGCCGAGCTGCGCCTGGACTCCTCGATCTGGTGCCGGCGCCGAGCCAGCGCGCGAGCGAGGCGGTCGTCGTCCCCCTCCTCCGAGATGGCGACCGCCTCTTCCACGCTGCTCTACGACCGGCGCGGCGGCCCGTCAGATCGCGTGTCGTACGTGATGGTCGGCACATCCACCTCGACCACGCTCCCGTCGATCTGGGCGTCGGCCGCCTCGGCCAGAGCACGGAAGAGCTCGAGCAGCGACGCGTGCGCCATCTCGATCCGGGTCATCACCTCCGCCCGTCGCGCGAGCGACTCGTCCTCGAAGATGCGGCGCTCGAGCGCGGCCCCCTCCACTGCCTGCGTCTCTCGCAGCACGAGCGAGCCCGCGATCGCGGCCCGCGCCAGCGCCGGGAGCTCGTCCCACGCCCTCCCGAACCCCTCGAGCGCCTTCCTGGTCGATTCCCTCATGTCGTCGCCGCTTCCTTTCCGCGAGCCCGTCGCTCGCTCGTCTCCCACCTCTGCGCCATCTGTCCGATGGTCGCAAGCCCCTCGGCAAGGTCGATCGCCTGCACCACGAACCGCATCGCGATCGGCTTGTGCAGATCGAGGTCGACGTCGTGCTCGCGGAGGAGCTGCACCGACATCTCGAGATACCAGTACGGCTTCCGCTCTCTCGCGACGAGCTCGTGGACGATCAGCCTCATGCGCCCGGCACCAGCACGAGGCTCGGGCGCGGCTTCACGACGCCCATCGCCACGAGCGTCAGCATGGCCCGGCTCGCCGCCTGCGCGAGCACCTTGTCCGGGAGCGACATCACGAACGCCGCGGTGACCTCCTTCGGCTCGCGCCCGGTGAGCGCCGCCCGCTGTCGCTCGCGCACCTCGAAGTCGACCACCTGCTCCGAGAGCGGCCGCGTGTCCTTCGGCATCGCCGAGCCGTAGCGCTCCTTCCCGACGTAGAACTCGTACGCGCGCGTCGGCGCTCCGTCGAACTCGTCGTCGAAGATGCGGAAGCCGGTGACACCGAGTGCAGCCGCGAGTTTCGCAACGTGCTCCTTGTCCGTCTCGTCGTACTGGAGCGGGGTCACGGGTCGAGGTCTCCAGCCGCGATGGCGGCGATGCGCATGCCGACCTCTGCCCGACGGTCGAGCGCGTCGAGCACGACGTCCTCGCCGTAGAGGGTCTCGCGGTCATGCGGCCGGCCGACGATGGCCGCGCCCACGCGGGCCGCACGTGCGTGCTTGTACCCGCGCGCCACGGCGACCGCGAGAAGCCTGTCCCACTCGACCTCCAGCATCACGCCTTGCTCGGGGTAGAGCATCACGTTTCTGCCTTCGGCCACCGGCCCGTCGTCGCGTAGTGCAGCAGCTCGTCGGGCGTCCGACCCACGAACTCGTCGGGCACGCTCGGCGCCTGCGCGGGCGCCGGCGACGTGTCGACCTCCAGCCGCATCGACGGTCCGCGCGTCGCGATGTTCCCGAGCCCGAGCATGTCGTTGATCAGCTCCCGCTTCACCGCGGGCGGCGTCTTCGGGTCGCGCAGCAGCCGCCGCTGCTCCGCGAGCGCGAGCGCCGGACCCGAGAGGCACTGCGCGATGTGCGCGGCCCGCATCTCGGCGCGGCGCTTCTGCGACTCGGCGATGTAGCCCGGGTCGGTGCGGATCTCCCACAGCCGAGTGCGAGAGAGCCCGGTCTCGGCGGACATCTGCTTGATGTTCGCGCCGGCGATCTCCAGCTCGAGGAGCTGCTCGCGGAGGAGCTCCTGCTGCTCTTCCGTCCGACGCAGCTTCTTCGCCGGCGGCCTTCGCCGAGGTTCCGCCTGGTTCTCTTTCCGCGCGGCTTCCGCCATGCGTTCAGCCTTCCTCTCGCCGACCTGTTGACCGGAGGTCGTAACCCGTGAGGAGAAGGTGCCCGTCTACAGCGTGGGCGTCAAGACGTCCCGCACGGGGCCACCCCGGACCATGCGTTCCAGGGGGCCTCGCACGGATGCGGGCCGCCAGCCCGCACGGGAGCGCGGCTTCTCACCCCCGTCCAGGCTCGAAGAGCGACCTCCCGGCGTGCCACTTCCTGTTTCGGCAGCTCGGTCCAGGTCGATGTCGGGCGCACGGCGCGGTCGAGCACGCGCTCGGGGCGGAAGACGGCGCGTCCGTGCCGTGCGGGCTGTGGCGTTCCGAAGGGCACCCCCCACACGAGGGGACGCGGGAAGAGGTAGCCATGCATCGGGTAGACCGCAGCGTTGCTCGAGAACCCGTGCATCGTGTACGTCGACGACGACGTCCCGTTGTACATCACCCGACCACTGTCGGCCGGCGTCTCCGGTGACGCTCCCACGCGGCGCGCAGGGTCGAGCGGGCGCGCTGCATCAGCTCGACCGACTCGCCCCGGGTCCGGCCCGAGAAGTGCCCCATGGCGTGCCAGCCGTTGTGACAGCGCTCGCAGAGCGGCACGGCCGTCGAGTCGGGGGCTCTCAGGCCCATGCCCTTCATGGTGCCCTTCTCGCCGTGCTGGTGATGGGCGACGCCGCCGGGTCCGCCGCAGCAGACGCAGGGGAGGGTGCGGAGCCAGGCGAGGTAGCGGGGCTCGGGCTTCGCCGTCGCCTTGCGGATCGGCTCGACCGGCGGCCGTGCGCTCGCGCCGATCTCGCGCAGCATCGCTTCCTTGCCGTGCGCGGGAGGAGGACCGAAGACGTACGCCGGACGCGCGGGGAGCTCGGGGCGACGGAAGCCGGAGCGCTTCATCGAGGAAACTCCCGAACCCGCAGATCCGGACTCCACTCGGCCATGTCGCCGCCCTTGCGATCGCGGAGGCGCACGCGGACCTGCGCGCCTTGGTGCCCCTCGCGGAAGCCGTGCACGTCGCTCTCGATCCGATCCTCGTCGATGAGGTGCAGCGGCCAGCAGTCGCGCTCGCCGTCGTCAGTGAAGTTGTCGTCGTTGCGCGTCCGCACGTCGGCGCCGAGCTGCTTCACGAAGCACGCAACACCCGCTGCCTTGCACTGCGTGACCGTCGAGCGCGCCCACGCGACGTCGAACGGCCGCGCGCCGGGGCCGCTCTCGCCGCCGACGATGATCCAGTCGATCGTCCGGCCGTGCGAGAAGCCGTCGCGGTCGTCGCTCAGCGCGTTCATCGTCGCGATGTTGGTGAAGTCGACCGGCCCGAGCGCGGGCTCGTAGCTCACGAAGCGCACGGCCGCGGGCGTCTCGAGCAGGATCGGGATGCGCTCGTCGGCGGTCTTCTGGTCCTCGACGCTGACGCCGAGCCAGATGTTCGGCAGCGGCCACGGGCCGGCATACGGGATGCTCGGCTTCAACGCGACGATCGGCGCGTGCGCGAACGCCTCCGCATGGACGATCATCCGCGGCGTCGCGGTGTGCTGCTCGCGCGCTTCGACCCACGCGAACCACGCGCGCATGCGCTCCGGCCTCTTCGTGAGGATCTGGAACGTGTGCTGCGACGCGGCCGCCATCACGCCGAAGACGGCCGCGATCGACTCGTTCGGCAGCTCCTCGTGGAACAGGTCCGACATGCTGTTCACGAAGACGCGGCGCGGCTTCCGCCAGCGCAGCGGGTCCGCGAGATGCTCGGCTCGCAGGTCGACGCGGCCGGTCCACTGCGCCCCCTTCTTCGAGAGCCGCACGAAGCCCTCGAAGGGCTGCCCGACGCCGGAGAAGCGCAGCGCTGTCTTCTCCGCGTAGCAGTTCTCGCAGCCCGGCGAGACGCGCGAGCATCCGCGCACGGGGTTCCACGTCGAGTCCGTCCACTCAATCGAGGTCTCACCCATCGAAGATCCCCGGACGCGCCGCGCGCGCCTTCGCCGACTGCCCGCCCGGCTTCACCTCTCCGGGCGCGACCGTGAACATCTTGCCCCGCAGCGTGCTCGCGATGGCGACGACCCGCACACGGCCGTCTGCCTCGATGCCGACCACCTCGCCAGCGAACCAGGACAGCCCGTAGCAGCCGGCTCCGCGACGAAGACGGAAGCGCACGCGATCGCCCTTCTTCATCAGAGCACCTCTCCCTCGATCTCGTCGCCTGCACCACCGCCGAGCCGCGGAGGACCAGCTTCGTACGCGGCCGCGATCTTCGGGAACGCGATCTCCGACAGCGTGCGCCCGCCGGGCATCACGAGGTCGGCCATGAACTCGCGCTCCGCCGTCGACTCCTTGGACGCGATCAGCTCGAGCTTCGCCTTCGAGACGAGCAAGAGCACGCGCCAGCGACGCCGCCACTCGTCGTCCACCATGCGTTCGAGCTCGCCCGACTTCGGGTGCCCGCGGCGCTTCTGCTTCTGCCGCTCGGCGCGCGCTTCATCCAGCGTCGGCCGCGTGACGCGGAACCTGAAGAAGCGGTCCGCGAGCTGGATCAGCAGCGTCGCCACACCGCCTCCGTCGTCGGCGTCGATCATGACGCGCGTCGCCCCGGCCTTTCGGAAGAGCGTCTCGATCTCTGCGCGCGACTTCTCGGGCGCCACGCGCGTGCCCTCTGCGTAGCGGGTCATGGTCCCGTCCCGTAGCAGTCGTCGATCGCCTGCCGCTTCACGAGCCGGACTCCCACGCCCCGCGGAGGCGCTCCATCTCCTCGGCGTACATGCGCGCCGTCCACACGAGGCCCTTGATCCACTCGACGCCGGTCCACCTGGCGTCGGCGTTCTGCGGATGCAGCACCAACGACGGCCCCATCGCCAGCGCGTACTCGTTCGCGTGATCCATGAGCCGAGCGACGCGCTCCGATTCGCGGGCGGCAACCGTCCGCTCGACCGCCGCGAGCACGCTCGCCGCGTTCGTTTCCGCGTCGGGCCCCATGCCGATCGCGTCGGCGATGTCGGCGAGACACTGTGCCATGAGCGCCGCCTCGTCCTGCGCGCTGCGCTCCGCCTCGCGCGCGGCATCTCGCTCCTCTTCCGCCTCGCGCTGCTTCTCGCGCGCGAATTGCTCCGCTGACGCGTAGAGCTGCGCCCCGCGCTCTGCCGCGCCCAAGGCCAAGCGGAGCCCCTCCGCGACGCGCATCTCGTGCTCGTGCGCCTCCTTCAGCCGAGCGATCTCCTCCTCCAGTTCCTTGAACGTCGCCATCGTCCTCTTCCTCTCCGCGCCCGAAGGCGCCGTCACCCGATCAGTCGGAGCACGGCGGCGCCGCGCTCCTTCACCATCTCCGCCTCCATACGCTGCGTCGGCGTGAGCCTTCCTCCGTACTCGAGCAGCACGTCGATCTGCTGGATCGCGTCCCGGAGCACGGTGCTCGCGCGATCCTCGTCGGCGAGCTCGGCGTGCATGAGCCGGAGCGTCGGGAGCGCCGTCTTCAGTGCGGCGATCTCCTCCGCGTCGTGCCGCTGCGCCGCCTGGTAGCGGTTGCGGAGCCCGGTGTCCTTCGGCGGCTCCTGTTTGCGGTGCTCGGCGAGCCGGCCTTCGAGGAACTCGAGACGACGGACGAGCCAGCCCAGCGCGCGGGCGACGTCTCTCTGCTCGGGCTGCTGATCCTTCTCCACGCCGTTCCTTTCCGCGGCACACCGCGTGACCGATCTTGGTGCGCCCTGGAGCTTACCGCAACGGGTCGCCGGGCACCTTCGGATCTTCGATGTTCGGGTCGGAGTACACCGCCACCTGATCAGCGAGGTCGCCGTCCATGCCCGGCATGTTCGCGATGCGGTCGTGGATCACGCCGACCTGAAAAGCGACGGTCTCGTCGAGCACGTCGTTGATCTGCCGAACGTCGAGCACCATCGCCTGCATCCATGGCTCGAGGATCTGCTGCTGCTCCTCCTCGGACAGCCGATCGAGCTGCTTGCCGGCAACGCGGCTCTCGACGCGCAGGTAGATGCGCCGCACGAGGCGGAAGATCGTCACGCGCGCCTGCTCCCGCGGCGAGAGAGCGGCGTCCGCTGCGGCGATCTCCTCGGGCGTCACCTGCGACCCCGGGCCACGGCAGCGGGCACCGCCGCCGACGTGGACGCGCGCGCTAGCGCGAGCTCGTCGGCCGTGTGCCACGCGGGCACGAGCCAGCCTTCGTTCCGCGAGTTGCCACAGCGCTCGGGCACCCAACCCTCGGCCAGGCCGCGCTCGTGGTCAATCGGGCCGCCCCAATGGTCGGCCGGCACCGGACACGAGCGCGGCACGCGACCCTTCACGATCGCGACGGCGTCGGCGACGTCGCCCATCCAGAGATCGTAGCCGTTGAGGGCGAGCCCGTTCGAGGGCGCCCCGGTCCAGTAGAGCGACTGCGGCCAGCCCGCGGGCCGCCACGCGCCGACGCGCAGGTCGGCGATCCACGGGCGCGTCGCGTCCGGGTGGAAGGCGTCGGGGCTGTACTGCTCCGCGAAGCGCTGGTAGCTCGTGTGCGTGCGCGCCGCGCCGCGCTCGAGCACGTCGTTGATCAGCGACATGCCGTCGCGGACGTGCGCGCGCTGCTCCTCGACGGTCTCGTGCCGCGAAGGGAAGAGCGACTCCTCCTTCACGCCGAGACGCGCGAGCACGAGGTGCTTCGCCAGCGGCGGGGAGTGCCGCGGGGCGTCCTGCGCGTCGGCGTAGGAGCACGCCTTGATTCCCCACGCGACCACGAACGCCACGATGATGAAGAGCCCACAGCCGACGTCGTCACTCTTCCTTCCGCGCACCGCGACCTCCCTTCAGGTGCTCGCGCATCCACTCGATCCGCTGCGCGTAGTCCGGAAGCAAGCGGAACGCCGCGCGCGACGCGTCGGCGAGGTGACGGCCCGGCCCCTTCGCCCACCGCGAATACGCCATGTTCTCGAGGGACTGCTGCACGCGCGCCCTGTCTGCCGTGAGCACCACGCGGCCGCGGAGCCGGTCCTTTGCGAGCTGCTTCTGCATGCGCTTCTGCGCACGCTTGTCGTCGAGCTTGACCTCCATGGGAGCGATCCGTTCTAGCCCGCCGCGCGCATCGCCGCACGCACGACGTCCGAATCGAGGCACGCGTGGATGACGGCGACGGCATCGGCCGCGTGCTCCCGGTCTCCCTTGCGCATCGCGTCGAGGAACGCGGCAGTCGACGGATAGCGCTGGCGCACCTGCAGCTCGACGTCGTCCTTGGACGCGTTGCGAGCTCTAGCGATCTTCGCCTTCACCTCCTGCGGCGACGCCTGCACGATCGGAAGGTTCTTCGACGCGGCCACGGCCACGACGACGCCGAGCGCCACGCCGATCTTCGCGGACGACCCTGCGTTGCGCGGAAGCGAGAGCGTCTCCATGCAGACCACGCGCACGTCGCGCTCGTACAGCTCGAGCTCGAGCCACGACCAGACCTCGCGCGCGCGACGGACGACGTCTTCGCTCTCGCGCACGGACCGCTTCTTGTCGCTGCGCTCAGTCTCGATTGTTTTCATGGAGACGACCGACGAGTTCCGCGCGCCGCTGTCGAAGTGCATCAGCGCGACCCCCATGTGCGAGAGTCCGCCGTCGATTCCTACGATGTGCATCACGTTCCTTTCCGCGGCCGGAGCGCGTGCCGCACCGTCGCGCTGCAGACGTCGAGCCGCTGCGTCTTGAGGAAGAGCCGACGAGGATCGCCGGCGTTCTCCACGTCCACGTCGTACTTCACCTTCACGAAGCCGGCGATCTCGCGCGCTGCTTCCTCGGGCTCCGAGCCCTCCACCCCGCGCACGAGCTCGTACGCGAAGAGCAGTCCGGCGAGCCTCTTCGCATTCGTGCCCTCGGCCGTGAGCACGGCCCCGAACCACGCGTTGAACGCCTTGAGCGCGGGGAGGTCGCCCTTCATCGTCTCGGTCGCGTTCCGGCGTCGCAGTTCGTAGAGCTCCGCGTCATCGCCGAGCGCGTCCGGCCGGTTGGGCATCTCCTCCGGCGCGAAGTCTCCGAGGTGCCGCGACACCTCGATCCCGGCGAGCACCCGGTCCGTCTTCTCGTCGCCCGTGACGCCGCCGATGGGCAACAGGAAGCTCTCGCTCACGCCGGACGGCGAGAAGAGGTCGCGCGTGCTCTTCACGTTGCCTTCGCTCCCGCGCGCAGCGCGCGCACCTGATCGGCCAGCCGGTTCGCGTCGGCGGTGCGCCCCTCGGACAGCGCGACGAGTTGCTCTTCCTCGAGCCGCGCGACGCGGTCCGCGTGCTCCTCCTGCGACACCGACCGGCTCACGCGCGCGCCCTCTGCCTTCTCGCGGAAGCGCTCCACGTTCGTGTCGTTGCGCAGGATCATCGTCAACTCTGTGTGGCCGCCCTCGGTGTGGAAGTCGGAAGTGCAGCACCCGAGGATGGCGCGGCAGACGTCCTCTTCCGAGTAGCGCCGGAGACGCGCGCGGATCGCCGTCTTCCGCTCGTCGGTCAGCGTCGCCTTCTTCTTCCCGGCGGCCTTCACCCAATAGGCGAAGATCCGCTCGACCTTCTGCTCGAGCGCCACGTCCTTCGACGGCGCGCCCTGGATGCCAGGCAAGCTCGCCTGCGCCTCGCGCGTCGCCTCCACGTCGGAGGCGAGCGCGCGAAGGCGCTCCGCCAGAGCGGACAGGCCGACCGTGCCGCTGTTCAGCTCCACGATCGCCTCGGCGAGCCGCCGGGTGATGTCCCGGCCGGTGAGCGCCATGCGTTCACCAGGGGATGTCGTCGTCGCCCTTGCCCGGGCCCATCGAGTCGGTGAAGAGATCCGACGGCCCGGGGCACACGCTGCCGTCGAGCTCGTGCGCGGGGTTGCCGCAGACGCCGCACCGGGTAGGCCCGGTGCCACCGTCTGCGTCGCCCTCGCCGCCAGCCTCGTACGGCGGCGGCGCGCCCATGTCGTCGTCCTGCGGGATGTCGCGCGCGCCGCCGACCGGACCGCCCATGTCGTCGCCGCTCGTCGAGCCGGCGCCGCTGTCCGAGCTGTAGCCGTTCGCGGCCTGCTCCTCACGCCACGCGGCGATCATGCGGCGCTCATCGTCGGTCCACTCCTCCGGAGGGTAGTACCGCGCGACCTCATTGCTCTTCACCATGCCGTCGCGTCCCTTCCACGCGTCGACACGGAGCTGCGCGACAAACGGCTTGAACTTGAACCTCTTCGCGATCGCGCGCGGGTCGCGCAGGTCGAACGCCTCCATGTTCCCGACCGCCTGGCAGTAGTACATCAGCCGCTTGCGGTCCTGCGGGTGCTTGCCCAGCTCGAGGTTCCACCACGGCGTCCGCCCCTTGCCGGGGCCCGCGATCACCTCGAACTTGCAGCGGCGAAACGGCCGGTTGTCCTTCCCCTTGAGCTTCTCGTTCGCGAAGTACGCCATCGCGAGCATGTAGCGGCCCGGGGGCAGCGCGCTCGAGTCGGTCTCGGGGTGATCCTTCTTCTCGCCGACGGCTGCCGCCGGATCGAAGTAGTCCGTCTCGCGATCGTCGCTCACGACGCACCTCCCGCCGTCGCCGGCGCAGTCTTCTGGTCGGGCGTCGTGTCCTGCAGCTCCTCGCCGGTCGCCTCGCCCTTCGTGAAGGCCCGCACCCACGCGGTGAAGTTGGGCACCTCGACCTCGCGAAGCGGCGGCATCGACTTCGTCATCATCCAGTCGGGCCCGGACGTCTCGACCCCGAACTGCACGACGCGCCGCGTCTCGCCCGGCTTCACCTCGACCGTCTTCGTCTGACGGAAGGTCATGCAGACGAGGTTGGACGCGTGCTGCACGCGCGCCGCGAGCTTCCGCATCGGGAACATCGGCCCGATGGTACGCCCCTGCACGACGCCGTCGTCGTCCTTGATCTCGCGCTCCTCGCGCTCGGCCAGGAAGAGCACGTGGTAGGGGCAGTCCCGCACCGCGCGCACGAACGCGTCGAAGCGGTCGGTGAGCAGGTTGCCGTACGGATCCTTCCGCTTCGGCATCCCGTCCTTGTCGACCTGGCCCTGCGTGCCCATCGCCTGGATCTCGTCGGAGAGCAGCTTCGCCATGTCGGTCAGCGAGTCGAGCACGATCGTCTGCGGCCACCACTTCGGCCACGTCTGGATCACGGCACCCGAGCGATCGGTGATCGTGAAGCCCTTCTCTCCGCCGCGCTCGACGCGGATCGCCGTCCGGATGTTCCGCAGATCCTCCGCGTTCTCGACGAACGCGATCTTCGGCACCGGCCGCTTGAGCCGCGTCGCGGCCGCGCGGATGTGGAACACCGCCTGCCTCTCCGTGAGGACGAACAACGGCTCCGGAGCGGTCACCCCCAGCGACGTCTTCCCGGTTCCCGAAGCGCCGTACGCCAACGCTTTCAGGTAGGTCTGCTCGCTGTCCTGCGTGATGATCTTCATCTGCTCTCTCCTCGAGCCCGGCACACCGTGCCGTCTCGCTTCCTTCCCGGCCTACGAGGCCCGGGCACTGCATCCTCTCCGCTGTCTCGCCACCATGGCGGGAACAGCGCGCGGGCGACGACGGTGTTCTCGACGCCGCCCGCGAGCCAGCCTTCTAGTGCGGCGCCGCGCGCGCCGCAAGCCCGCTCACCACTTGAGCGCGAGCTGCCGCGTCTCCTCGACCGCCTTGCCCATCGCCTCGAACGCCGCCTTGCGAGCCTTCTTCGCTTCCTTGCGCTCGTCCGCGGAGATGACCTTGGCCTCCTGCCAGTGCTGCCACGCCTCGGCGATCGCGTCGCATTTCTCGTGGTACGCGCTCGGCCCGGACGAGACGTCGACGCCGGTCTCGATCGCCTCGACGAGGCTCGCCCACGCCGCCTTCACGCCCTCGGCCGCCTTCTTGCCGACGTCTGCGAGACGACCTTCGGTCTTCTGGATCTGATCCCAGCGGCGGAGCAGATCCTCGGCGGTCGCCTTCGCGTCCTCGGCGTTGACGCGCCGCTCGGCAGCGTTCGGCTTCTTGCCCTTCGGGTTCAGAGCCTTCTTGGCATCGGCGAGCGAGACGCGCTTCGCCGGCTTCGACGCCTTCGTCTTCTTGGCCTTCTTGCTGCCGCCCTTCGCCTTGGCCTTCTTGTTGCTGCCGGCGTGTCCGCCGTGCGTCTTCTCTTCGGCGCGCTTCGACGCCTCTCCGTCCGTGAGACTCATGATGATCAGCCTTCCTCTCGATCGTCGACCACCACGAGCTCCGGGTGCCGATGATCCCGAACTTTGTACAGCGACCGCGCGTCGCTGTCCATGCGGTCGCCATCCGGGGACGTGCATATCGGCAAGAACTCGCAGCCGCGCCCGTACGCGTAGCAGTGCGTCGTGTTCCGCGTCGCGCGCCGCGGGTCGCGCTCTGCCTCGCGCATCCGCGCTCCGTCCACGTAGAGGTCTGCCGCGAAGCGCTCGAGCTGCCACGGCTCGCGGTACGTCTCGAATCGCGCGAAGAAGCGATCCCCCTGCTCCATGAGCGACTGCGAGATCGCGAGCTGCTTCTCGGCAACGTCCGGCTTCGGCGTGACGCCGCGCGCAGCCTGCGCCGCAAGCGCGGCGCTCCAGGTCGCGTAGTCCGTGTCGCACGCGGCCACGCTCACGGTACCGTTCTGGTTGACCTTCGGCTCTCGCGGCGCCGCACGACGAGCCACGTGGTAGACGAACCGCCGGCACGTGGCGTTGCGCAGGTCCGGCACGAGGTCGCCGTCGGGCGGCCGGATTGCCCCGCGCTTCAGCAGCTCGCGCACCGCGAGGATGTACTTCGTCGCCTGCTCGTCGACGTCTGCCTTCCGCTCGATGTCGAGCATCGCGGCCGTGGTCGCCTTCGTCTTCCGGTCGACGACGACGACGTCGCCGTGAGCGCGATCGAAGTAGACGCGATCCAGCCGACCCGTGCCGTAGAGAGGGCCACCGCGACCGTCGACGCGCGGGATCGGCACCACGAAGACCTCTTCGACGAGCAGCGGGACCAGGTTCTCGCGTTCCGTGGCCGTGACCTCCGCGTAGTGGCGGACCATCCACGCGAGACGCTCCTGCGCCAGCCCTAGGTTCGACGCCTCGTCGAGATCCTCCTCCTCGGGCTCGAGCTCGTCCGCGTGCTGGAGGAGGTACTGCTTCGCGCCGTCGAGGGCCGCATCCAGCCCGGCGCCCGCATCGAGCAGCTCGCCGCCCACGTGGAAGGCGCTACCGAAGGTGCGCGCGCCGGCCTTCTCCTCGATCGGGGAAAGCCTCTGTACGTACCGGTAGAGCCAGCGCCGCTCGCAGGCGCGGAACGTCGCGCGCTCCGAGAACGTGATCACGTGACGGTCGTACCCGGGCCCGGTGCGTCCGGTGCTCATCGGAGACCGAGCGCGTCGCGAAGCGCCTTGACCATGCTGCCGGACAACGCCTGATCGAGCTGCTCCCTCAGCGAGGCGCGCGCCTTCTCGATCTCCGGCGCGAACTCCTTCGCGAGCAGCGCATTGAGCGTTTCCTTCACGCGCTGCGAGATCCACGAGTTGCCGCTGTCGCGGAAGCCGTCCGTCTTCGTGAAGAACTGATCGAGCACCGCCTCGCGGAAAGTGACCAGCCGAGTCTGCCCGTAGCGGGGACTCGGAGCGGGCACGCCGGCGCGCACGACGGCCTCGATCTCCGCGACGAGGCGCTCGTCCGCCAGCGACTTGAGCCGTTCGTCGAGAACCTCGGCCACGCGCTGCTCGACGCGCCCACTGAGATCGCCGAGCTTCTCGGCCAGCCTCTCGACGACCCACTCCCGGATCCGCTCCTCGTCCCACTCCGAAACGTCGACGATGACCTGCATGCTTGCCTTCCTCTCCGCCAGCTTGCACCGGCACTCCACGGTGTGCGGCCCGCGCGCACCGGCGTCAAGCGTCGTCGTGCTTGGGCAGCTTCACCCCGAGCGCGACGCCCACCGCGCGACCGTCCTGGTACTTCTCCCGCGGGTCGACGCTCGCCGCCTGGCAGAACTTCTGCGGGCCGCCCGTCGCCGTACACCGCGATCCAGCTCACCACGGCCCCGCCTGCCGCGCGATCTCGCGCTCGACGTCTTGGGGCACGTGCCACAGCGAGAGTCGCCCCTTGCACGGCACCGGCCGCGCGAGCACGGCGACCAGCTCGAGCACCCAGCCGAAGTTCCGGTCCGCGATGTGGAACCAGCGCCACTGGTCGGCGGGGAGCTGCACCGCGCGCGTCACGTGGCCGAGCACGCGCACGAGAGCGACGACGCCCTGCGGCGACTCGTGCGGCGCGGGCGGCTTCCAGCCGGGGATGACGTGCGGGCGTTCGTAGTTCGCGCCCGCGTGAAGCGCGATGACCGATCCGACGATCGCCTCCGGCGGCTTCCACGTGCGGTTTTCGACGCGCTTCCCTCCGGAGACGACGGCGTCGCTCCAGGGACGGATCACGGTGACGGCGCGGAGCGTCACGGCGTCACCATCGCGCGGATGCGCATGGCGCACTCGTTGGCCAGATCGTCGGGTTGCTGGCTTACTGCGTCGCACTCGCCGGCGGCCCGCTCGAATGCCTCGCGCTTCGCGGCGCCGACGAGGGCGGCCAACGCGACGCCGGCCTCGGCGGGAGTACCGAATCGGCACGCCGTGTAGGCGCGCTCGACAGCGGCGACCGTCTTGGGCGCGCTCACGGCGTCACCTTCGCGGCGAGGGCGCGGATGTCGAGGGCGGCGGCGCGACGACCGTCTGCGAACAAGCGCTCGCCGTCGCTCAACCCGTCCGTGTCGGGCGCGGCCTCGCACGCCGCCTCCTCGAACGCCTCCCGCTTCGCGGCGGCGATGAGGGCGTCGAGCGCCTGGTAGCGCCACGCGCATACCGCGCGGCCTCCGCCGGGCACGTCGCACGGTTCGCCGCAGCGGTCGCACACGCAGTCCTCGTCGGGGCGACAGTCGACCGGCTCCGATACCCACGCATCGAACGCCGCCCGCGCCTCCGCCACCTTGCTCTCGCTCACGACGCCCTCCGCGTGCGGCAGGGGCAGGGCGCGGGCGCGCCGTGCGCGAGGATGTGCAGGAACGTGCGCCCGCACGACTGGCACCGCAGGAGCACGATCACGACGCGCCCCGCGCGCGGCGCGCCTTCGCGCGATCCATGCGGTCGGCCTCGGCGCGGAGTCGATCGGCTTCCACAAGGAAGCCCTCGCGCGCGCGGCGCTCCGCTAGCGCCCGCTTCTCGGCGGCCGTCACGACGCGCCGCCCGCGAGGAGCTGCGCGAGCACCGCGCCCGCGACGCCGACCCACGCCTCGCGCGCGTGCTGCGCGATCGCGAGCGCGTACCGCCCGGCCGCGACGCGGCGCGCCGGATCGCGGTCGCCGATCGCGCTGCGCGCGTAGTCGCTCGCGACCAGCTCCAGAAGCCGCGCACGCGCCACCAGGAGCGCCGCGGGATT